TCTAGAGACTCTTGTTTCTGCCGCTGCTGTATCAAGTGACCTCATATGTAGCGTTGTTCCAAATCTTGAAAAGGACTCAGGTAGCACTGAACCAGCAGTAGAAAAACCTGTTGCAGTAAAACAAGCAGCTGTCGCAGCAATTGCAGAAGATGTATCTGTGGTAAAACAAAATGAAAATGTTGAGACAAAGGTTATAGAGAACAAAGAAAAGACAGAGGCGTATAAGGTTGGGACAACACCACCAACATCAGATACAGGTGCCTTTACCGTTGCAACAGAAACAAAAAAAATATCTGTGAAATCAACTTCAAAGAGTTCAAAGGAAATTAAATCGTCGGGACAAAATAGTTATAGTTCAACGACTTCATCGAAAGAATCGACAACCACTGTCGAGACTGAAGTTACCCCGAAGGGATCGAGTAATAATATTGCGGCTAAGGGCACTGGGCACACCCACAAGAAAGTAACGGTAACTGAACGGATAAAGTTTGCAGATTTGAAAATTTCTGGCGATGATATACAATTCACGAAGTTAAAACATAAACCTGTTCATATAATATCTGCATATGTCTATCCGTCCAACCCCGATTCACTTTTGAAAACCCCTGATGATTTTTCTGAGAAATTCCCACTTCTCGAAGGTTTGGTTCCAAAAGATTTCGGTTCCTATAAGAACCAAGAATACCGGGCACTGAGAGCCGTTTGGCGTCGAGCGGGGAAACCCCCATATTATGACAGCTGGTTGGGCCCACATATGGTTGAGATTTTAGAAGGCGGCAGTGATGCGGGCGGGTTCTCAGCTAGAATAAGTGCTGATCAAACTGTGGTCACTATTGATTCAGATGACAGACCTACAGGAAATCATCCCGGCAATATAATTGCTGAGGAAAGTCTCTCTTTCATTTTGGGAAAGGTAAAGAAACACGTTCGGGTAATTACATTTCGAAATAGGGACGGTAAACGCCGCACCAATCACATATACAACAAAAAGTATAAGGGGTATGCGGCACAAATCACATATGATTATCTTGACAACTATGATGCCGATGTTGAGGATGAATGATGAGAGTTAGTATAAATACAAACAAACCTAAAGGAGTTATATTATGGGAAAGAAAAAGTCAAGAGAAACAGAAACATCAAGGGGTGAACGCAACAACGTCAATAAGGATTTGATTAAGTCTCTTCGTAGGGATTACATGCAGAATGATCTTGCAAGAATGAAAAATCAAATTGCTGCATTTAAGAAGGGTAAGAATGTCATGGTGACTATTCCTAACTCAAATCCAAATGAAACAAACAAACGATTTATTCGTGTTAATGCAAAAGACGTTTGGAAATCTAATAATACTTATATGATGAAACAAAACACATCAGAGAGTGTATAAATAATACTAAAGAGGAATACTTATGGGCTGGAAAGATGCATACACTGACGGCACGTTTCAAGGTGAAGACCGTGCAGCTCAAGTGTATTCTGATATTGATTTATTCTTTGGTCCTAAAATTGGGTCAAAGGATATTTCTAAAGTCACTGACATTATTGCAGTCAAGAGGTCTGTAAGAAATCTTGTCTTGACAAATTTCTATGAAAAACCCTTTCACCCAGAGATTGGTTCTGGTGTGAGAGATATTCTGTTTGAACCTATGACACCGATTACGGCATATGTTCTGTCTCTGAAGATTGAAGAAGTGATTGAAAACTTTGAACCCAGAGTTCTACTTATTGGCGTTAGAGCAACACCCAATCTTGACAAAAACATTTATAATGTAACCATTGAGTTTTATGTCATTAATGCACCCACAGAACTTGTGAACATGGAAGTTCTATTAGAGAGATTACGATAATGGCAACAACAAGAAAAAGACTGACTGTAACAGAATTTGACTTTGATGAGGTTAAAAATAATCTAAAAATCTTTATGCGAAATCAGACAGAGTTCAAAGACTATGACTTTGAGGGTTCTGGTCTTAGTGCGCTCCTAGATGTTCTTGCATACAATACTCATTATCTTGGTTTCAATGCGAATATGCTTGCAAACGAGATGTTCCTCGATTCCTCTCAGTTAAGGTCAAGTGTAGTTTCACATGCAAAGACTTTGGGATATACCACTCGTTCTGCCACATCTGCAAGAGCAACTGTTGATGTCTTTCTTAATACATCCAACACCAGTGCAACGATGCCTGCGGGTACAGTATTCAACACTAGTGTTGGTGAAACATCCTATCAGTTCGTAACTGTAAATGATATTACTGCATTTCTTAATGGTTCTACTATTGCATTTAATGATGTGGTGATATATGAGGGTAGTTATGTTTCAAGTAGATACACTGCTGACACTAAGAATGTTGATCAGAGATTTCTTATTAATGATGATAGAGCAGATACAACAACTCTCACGGTTAATGTACAAAATTCTACATCAGATTCTACATTAACACCTTATACTCTAGCAACAGATATTGCTACACTAACCTCTACCTCTAATGTTTATTTCCTACAAGAAGTAGAGAGTGGTAAGTATGAAATATATTTCGGTGATGGTGTTTTAGGTAATGCATTAGAAGATGGTAATATTGTTATAATGGACTATGTTGTTACCAACAAGGGTGTAGCAAATGGCGCAAATCAATTTTCTAGTGCAGCTGCAATTGCTACCGTCAACAGTGTCAATGTTAGAACAGTGTCTCCAGCAACATCTGGTTCTGAACCGGAATCTGTTGAGTCTATAAAATATAACGCACCCCTAGACTATGCATCACAAGGTCGATGTGTTACAGCAGATGATTATAAAACATATGTTACACAACTATTTGCAAATACCCAATCGGTTTCAGTTTGGGGTGGAGAAAATGGTTCATATAATAATGTCACTGGTGTATCAGATGTTGCAGAATATGGCAAGGTGTTTATTAGTATTAAATCAACAACCGGAAAGAATTTAAATGAAACTCAGAAAGCTGCGTTGGTTACATCGCTTTCTTCATATACTGTTGCTTCATTAACTCCGGTAATAGTGAATCCAGAAACTCTAAATATAATTCTTAATATTAATTTTAAATATGATAGCAATCAAACAACAAGAAGTGAAGAGGATTTAAAAACAATTGTATCCGCTACTGTCACAGATTATAACAACAACTATCTAAAAGTATTTAGTTCTGTTTTTAGACACTCACATTTTACTTCTTTAGTTGATGCTAGTGATGATTCCATATTAAA